CAAATTTATGGACTGGTTAGCCAATATCATTTTACCGTCTGGCCCGGTCGAGGTGGACAGCGAAACGATGGAACGGCTACGAAAAGAGTACGAAAAATTAGCCGAGGAGAACCCAGCGCATGACTGACCTACAAAACCAGGCAGATGTTGTTTTTCTGGCCCTGGTAATCTGGAGAGAGGCACGAGGGGAGTCAGCCGAGGCCATGTGTGGTGTTGGTCATGCCATCCTTAATCGTGTGCAACGCCCAAGCTGGTGGGGCCGTTCGGTGTCCGGGGTATTGTTTAAAAAATGGCAGTTTTCCTCCATGACCGACCCAAACGACAAACAGCTCACCACATGGCCGATCCAAGACGATAAATCATGGTACCCTTGCCTGAGCATAGCGAGTGCGGTGCTCACCGGCGCTGTGCCAAACCCGGTACCGGGCGCAGACTCCTATTTCGATATCTCTATCCCGGCCCCGGCTTGGACAAGCCAAGCGCGGTTTTGCCGTAAAATTGGTCGAATCAATTTTTATGATGTTGATCACGATTATGAGGTGGCCAAATGAATGTAAGCGGTAAATTTGTGGGGAGATTACGGCTGGAGTATGTCGATGGGCGAACATGGAAGTTGATCAACCCAGATGATGTCGATCTATTTGCTTTTATCCTTGATGATGGGCGGTCTGTCGTGCCACCTGACGGCATGATAACCGATTTTGCTTCCATCCCTCGTGTGGTGTGGGCTATCCTGCCGCCATGCGGTGACGGGCCTAGAGGTAAGTGGGGCCCGGGATCAGTGATTCACGATTGGATTTATAAAACGGGAAAAATAAACGGCAAATCAATCACCCAGCATGAGGCCGATCATGTGCTGAGGGCGTGCAATGAGTCGCTATGTGTTGCACACGATAAAATTACCATTATCCATGATGCGCTGGTGGTAGGTGGGTTCGTCGCGTGGAATGAGTACCGACGGGTGGAGGGGCTAGCGGCATGAAAATAAAAATCGTTGGGGTAGTGGCGGTGAGGCCATGAACGGATTTCTACAAGGTCCAGAGGGGAATAATTCAAGCGCTAGGCTGATGGCCGGGATTTCACTCCTAGCGGCTATTCTATTCGGTGGCATAGTCGTCACCGGGAAGGGATCGGCAAACGGGGACATGATCGTTTATGCGTTCCTAGGTGCGGCCATGGGCGGCAACTTGGTCAATAAAGCGATTGAGGCCAAGAAGGGGATGCCGGATGGCTGATTTTGCAGACCAAGCCAGCAATCAGCAGGCGCTAGACATTGCTCAAGCCCTCGCCAACTTTACCCGTCATGTGCAGCACCTCGATGCTGGTCGTGATCAATGTGTGGAGTGTGGGGAGATTATTCCAGATCCTCGACGTGCAGCTGTGCCGGGGTGTATTTTGTGCGTGAGTTGTCAGGAGCAAAACGAAAATGGTGGCGGTTTTTGGGCGTAGCTATTATACGCACTAGCATTGTGGTGATTATAGTTACCAAAAATTTACCACCAGTGGTTATATTATCGTTATAATTTACCAATTATTTACCACTAACCAAGTACTGAAAGGCTACAAAAAAAGAACAGGGAAACCAACTGTAATAAGCTGATTTCCCTGTTAATTTTATTGGTGACCCCAACGAGGTTCGAACTCGTGTTACCGGCGTGAGAGGTATCGGGCATAGTTGATTCTATTGGCTTCAAGTGGGGTCGTGACGCCAAGTTACCACGGTTTTTGCGCTTATGAACACACGGGTTGTCCTTTTTTCTTGTCGGAATGGGCGGGAAACTCTCAAAAAATACTATAATTTTTTTGGGGTCATGAATGGCAATAAGTCTTCATGGATCTCGCCAAAGTCAGGATGGTCATAATGGTGGTGCATCGTCGCATTTTTATGCCCTGTCCTGGCCATCACGTCTCGTTTTGAAACTCCGAGGTCACGCATCCTGGTGATGAAGGTATGCCTGGTGTCATGTAGGCGGACATCTGGCAACCCACATCGGTCAAAGTGGCGGCGGATCGCCCTGGTGACCGACCGGAGATTAAACCTGGGCAGGATGTATCCTGGCTTGCCGCCGTACTCTGCTTTCAACAGCGCAAAGAGCCTTTCGCCCAGGCCGACATCACGGTCTTCATCGGTCTTGGTCTCGGCCAGGTGCAACTTTCGTTGTTGCCAATCAATGTTTTCCCACCTGGCGGCCATCGCTTCACTTCGCCGCATCCCACACCCAAGGAACATCAACAAAAAGAGCACCATCTTCCCGCCAAGTAGGGGAGGGTGACCTGGCGTGTCTTTCGCGGTCGGCAATCTGGCGTCGTTTATCTCGGCTGCAGCCAGTACCATCTCGATCTGCTCGAAGGATAGGATGCTATGCTTGATCTTTTCAGACTGGGGAACCTTCACCCCCTTGCTGACTCCGAAAGGATGATGCCGGATCACCCCGGCTGCCAACTGCACGGTGAACAGGCGCTTCAAATCCTGTAAGTATTTGTTGCAAGTAACCGCTTTAAGTCCTTGTTGCCTCAATCGTTTCTTGATGTCCTCTCCGTCAAAAAAAGTGAAGCCATCAATCGTCCGCTCAGGGCCAAAGAGCACCACCATCTTATCGACCCGGCGCTTTCGTTCGGTCATTTCGACCAGGCCACAGTCCATGGTGCTCTTGTACTCTTCGGCTGCGTCCTTGATCGTCTTGCGGCCGTCGGGGTATTTCTTGAGTTGGGCAGCGTCATTCTTGCTGACCAGGTCAAGCCGGATCCACTGCTTGATGTCCTGGTCGTCGTAGTCATCGAGTTTGGTTCTCGATTCCAGGACATCAGCTGCAGCCTTGGTTTCTTTGGCCTGACCGAGTTTGTCACAGCGCCGGGAGCGGTCTAGGCAGTGGCCATTCGGCAGGGTGATCCGGTACCGGACCCGATATTGCCCATCAAGTTTATGGATGGAGGCCATTGTGTTTCTATTTGCGGCCTTTAATGAAGGCGGCTACTAAACCAACAACAGTTGTTGTCCAGATGGCAATAGCGGCTTTTTCATATCCAAGAGTAACCGCCGTAATAGTGACAACGACAGCCGAAACGGTAGACCCCATGGCAAATATCTGCCCTAGGCGTGCTTCTGCAAACTCTTTTTCCATCTCTTGGCGTTCTGTTTCCAAGGAGATGCTGTCAATGCGGTGCCGATGTTCTGCTTCTTTTTCTGCTAAGGAGAAAATCTTCTCGGCTGCGCCTGGGTATATTTCTTCAAAGTGGGCGAGGACTTGAGGTGGGGGTATAGGTCCAGAATAGTGGCTTTGGACAGCGATACTGTTGGTGATGGTAGCAGGTTTCCTATCTGCTCTTTTGGTGAGGTTCTTGCTCATCGCGGAATTGGCCGATTGCTGAATTTAAGTCGCGACCTACTTGCTCCCATATTGAACGCGTTCGTTCTTCTGGTGTTTCTTTAAGCCTTAGCCGCGAAAAATTATGTGAAGGCCTGGAGGGGAACATCACAAGTATGCTCCCTGCTCCGCGCAAGAAATTATGGATAAATGATTTCTTCATGCCTATACGATACTCTTTGTGATTTATATTTTCAAGCCGCTACATGTTGTGGTGATTAAATTTTGAAGCTACTAAATGACAGCCATTATCCAAACAGCTTGACAATAGCTGTCATTGCCCCAATCGCGGCGACAATGGCTGTCCCAAGCCTGACCGTCATGCGTAATTCCATCTCTCTCAAGTCTTGCTTGGTCGCCAAATCTGCCGAAGACTGGGCCTCTTTGATGGCGTTGGTTATGGCCTCTGATTCCTTGGCTCCAAGTCCAGCGGCTTGCAGGTCGCAAACGAACTTATGTGTGTCGAATGTAATTGTTGTCATAGTTATTACTCTCTTCAGCTTATACTGTAATGGCCCTTTGCCAATTCTGCCAGGCCAGCTCGGTGATTAGGCCGGAACCGACGCACAAATCTTTTAAACCGGCACCACCCTTAATAAGCTGGCATTCAAATTTGTTGGGTGGTTCCTCGGTTTTGCCGATAAGTCCACCGGGAAGGACTGACCAGCCGTCAGGAATGGTTCTCTTTTTTTTCGCCCAATCCGGCTGCCAGAAGTTGATTGTCACGAATCTCCCGCATCAAGGCCTTCATCTCTGCCATCTCCTCTTTCATTCCCTTCATCTCTTCCTCCGTGTCAACTGCTGATTCAAATGCTTTAAGGTTTTCCCACAAGGCCTTGGAGAACTTGGTCTTGCTGGTCAAGACCTTGCGGGTGATTACCTCTCCCTGGGTGACTTTGGCATTTTCTTCTTCAGTTAGTGGAGCTGCTATCTGTTTTTCAGGGTGCAGCATCTTCCTTTTTTCTATCGTTGCGACGGCCTCGTCATATTCCTGCCGTTGATCTGGTAACGTAGGTGATTGATACAACGTGGCTATATGAGGGTATTCAGATTCCCTGTTATTGTTAACGTATCCGCAGCCGCAAGCATTAAAAGCAGCGGAATAATAGTTTCGGCACTTGGGGCAAAGATGTGCTGTCCCCTCTTTGTGTTTCCGCTTAACCCCTTTGTATTTACCTACAATATCTAAAATATATCCTACGTCTTGAAAAGGAGAGTTTTTAGCAACACAATGTGCCACCCTATGGCCTGCCATACCCCCTCTACCCTCTAAATATGGGTAATCCTTCCCTCCGCGTCCGTGATGGTGCCAACGATTGCAATGGATGCAGAAAAAGTTCAGATGTACGTCCTCATCGTCATAAGTTTTTACTACGGGTATTTTGCCGTCTACAATATCAATTACTTCTGGATCAAGTCTAAAAATTTCTATCCTACGTTCAATAGTCATCCCCTTTTCAAGGGACTCAACCTCTAAAGTCACCGGTCCTTTCCCATTCAGTAACCATGCCGGGTTAAGGGAATACAACTGGCTCAATTCCATTAACCATTCGTTAGGAAATGCTCCCCTTTTTTTTGCATCTGATATGGCTGGTGAACTTATGCCAAGTTGCTTGGCAAGGGCTGTTTGATTTTTTATGCCTGAAATTAAAAAAACTCTATCGATTATCTCTTTAAAATTATTAGACATTATTTTTCACCTAAAAAAAAGAGCAGCATCATGGAATATATATTGACCAATAATTAAGTTTATCGTAAAATTAACCCATGATGAGCAAAGAAAATATTAAGCTACTCTTAAAGCAACACAGAGTTACTCAAGCGGCAATAGCAAGGAAGTTGTGCGTGTCGTTAACCAGCGTCCACCTCACCATTTCCGGGAAAACTGTTTCAGCGAGAATCCGCCAAGCCATCGCCGAAGCCATCGGCAAGCCGGTCAACGAGATCTGGCCGGACACCACCACCAATCAGGAGGCAGCATGAACGAGTTATTGAACTGCCCTTTCTGTGGCAGCAACAACGTGAGATACCGCTATCAATGCGGCGCCAGATTTGTGACGTGCGACGCCTGCGAGGCTTATGGCCCTATGGTACGAGGCGAGGGAAGACAACCTGACCACAAGGAAATCGCTATTAGCAAGTGGAACTCTCGTGCGAGTCATTTGACTTCCAACAGTCTGCACGCCAACTCTTGCTCATGCCAGGAGGTGGCGAATGTGTCTGATACAACAAACCATCTTCCTTCCGGATCTCCCGCCCCATGATTTGCGCCCATGCAGGAACACTGACACTCATGCTTTTGAGCGTTCCAGCACATAGGGGAGCATTTCTCTTGGATTCGATACGGTTGAATTATGTATAGCCGACGGTGTCTTTCGAGAGTTTGCTCCACAAGAGAACTGAACCACGACCTCGGTACTTTCCAACATTTATACTTCGCAAGCCATTCAGGGTCTCTTTTCCTGTTATGCGATAACCATGATCGATTCTCTTTAGAGAATGGCAGTTTCAGTAATACTTCTCCTCTGGTTGGAGGGCGATATATTACAGGTATCAAATTTTGATGCCAAACTTCGTCTATTGTTTTTTGATTTGCAGTAGGTGTCATTTTAATAGTCCAACAATAAACCATCTGAACGCAAAAAAGCCCCGCCCTCTGGACGTAGTAAGGGCTTGGTATGGTTGGCGCCTCCAATCCTACCAGAGGGCGGGGCTTTGACACAAGGGAAATCATGGCCAAGGAAATCGACAAAGAAAACGTCACCGTGTCCTTGCCATCGTCCATCCTTGCCATGCTCGATCACTATTGCCATGAAAAAGACCTCACCCGTTCTCAAGCCATTGGCCGGGCGGCTCGTCTCTACCTGGCCACCAAGATTACCCAGTCTGCCACCTTTTGGGATGAAGCCTACCAGAAGATGACCGAGCATGGCAAACTTTAGAAATTACGTTCCACGCCAAAAATTATGAACCAGGAATGGAGGCAAAACGGATGAGAGAATTGATGCTGCTGTTAAAATATTACACACCCCAGCAATACCTTACCAGAAAGGCCATTGCCCAAAGACTGAGATTTATGACCTTGGCTGCTGCCTGAAATGGGTGATCTTCTTGTCAGCAAGGCCGACCTGGCCGAGGTGCTAAAGGATCTGATCCCCAAGGCACCCGTCCGCCTGCCTCGCTACTTCCGTTTCCCGGATGAGATCCGCGAAATGTTAGGCGGTGGACCATCGGTAGTCACCATCCGCAACTGGAAGACCAGCTACGGACTCAAGACCACCAAGATCGGCGCGGCCTCCTATGTCTATGAGGATGATTGGTTCAACTGGGTCAAAAACAACACAAAGATCATGGCCGCCAAGCCAAGGAATCGTGGCGACCGTTTGAGTAAATAAATTTGATATGGTTTTGGCATGAATGTATCGGGACTACTTTTTTTGCCGTTGATTTAAAGCAAACCCATGGATCGCCCCGCGTAATCATACCAGAGAGCAATATCAAGAAAAAATATGGTGTTTCCCTTATTTTTTAGGCCGCTTTGAGCAGTGCCACCATTATCCGTGATGTGGGTGTTTTCGATGTCCTCCTTAACTCTTGCCATTTGAGCCTGCTGCCCCTGGTAGGCAAATCACGGAACAGGGGATCTTTTCTAATAACTAAGGGGATATTTTTGATGAGCCGAGCATCCAGACAATCATTGGCGCTGATCAGCGTGGTGCATGGCGGCATTCGAGCCGTGCAACAGTGCTTTACTCTCGGTGATGAGTTCGCTGTCATGGTCAAACTAGCCGACACCAGAGTACAGGACGTAGTGATCCACTGGCCAACATCCGGCGACGAAGCCGCCAATCAGGCATGGATTGCCGAACAGTTGCACGAGTGGGGCGTTGTCCTCGAATCCATGCCGCAAAAATGGACGATCATGGCCAATGTCTCAATCAGCCTGACCATCCTCGCCGACCTCTACGACAAGGTTACATGCCGAGGGAAAAAAGTTGCTCTGCAGGGCCTGTTTGTCTACCTGTCGGCGATCCAAGATTTCCTGAATGACGCCGGCAACAGCTTCGGAGATTACGAGTATGCTTCTGACTGTGTGTCCAGACTCTATAACATCATCGGTTTCGAGCCATGATCTGCAATTTTTCTCAGCATGAGCCTCTGAAGGTGATGAGTTTTGAGTCATTCAGGATGCTTTGCGAAAAGAAGTACACCAAAGCCAATGAAAGTTTGACCGCCTTTGCTGTTGGCTGTGTCAAATGCCAATGCGGCCAGGCCATCGCCAAGGGTACAAAAAAAGACCTACCCGATAATGTCGGGATCATCGAGATCAACAAACCAGAGGAGGGGGCCATGCCATTCGGAAAATGTGTTGGGTGTAGTCGTACACTAAGTATCAGAGGTAAAGGGTTGTGCTCGTGTTGTTTCAAAAAAGATAGCCTAGGCCAGCTGACACCAAACCAGGAAAAGCTTGCGGCTGAACGCAAGTTCGCCGAGAAAAATAAACAGATCGATGTTGATCAAGACAATGGCGGTTTCTTGGGAACCCCTGAAGAAGTTAAGCTCTCCACTATCGATGCCGCCCTTGAAACTGTGCCAGAGTCGGTCAAAGAGGCATACAGCCGACAAGAAAGGGACATTACCCCAACGGACACCATGCGTAATGCCATTGCTCAAGTGTGTGAGGAGATGTGCCAATTCCTTTTGCTCAAAAACGCCAGCTATGGAGACAGCGCTTCGAACCCAGTGCGGATTTTCTCAAAGGCCAAGCCGCTAGAGCAGATCAACGTCCGTATCGACGATAAGTTGTCACGGATGATGAGGGGCAACGCCTACCCAGGCGACGATGACGAACAAGACCTGATCGGCTATCTGCTGCTAAAAAGAGCCATAAAATTAAACAACGGCATCATGGCATGATCACCATCAAAGTAGACGATTCCCAGGTCAAGTCCATGCTGGCATCGTTCCCCAAGCAAGCCAGCCGTGCCTTGGAGATGGCCATCGATAAGACGGCCTTCAAAGTCAAGGAACGGGTGGTAGGCGAGATGAAGAAAGTATTCGACAAGCCTACACCATGGACGCTGAACTCCCTCAAGGTTACAAAAACCAAGGGCCACAACATGACCGCCATCATTGGCTTCAAAGAGCCAGATCGCAAAGGCGTGCCGTTGACCGAGCACTATCTAGTAAGTGAGGTTGTAGGTGGGGCGCGGCGCAAGAAGGGGCTTGAGATTGCGCTTGGTGCAAAGTTTGGTGGTGATGTTGGCAGCCTTATCCCTGCCCCTGGCTCAAAGCGAAATGCCTATGGCAATGTCACTGGTCAATCAATCCAAAATATAATTGCTTCCCTCAAATCTGAGGGTGGATCGAACAGAGAGTTCATCTATTTGCCAAAAGGCAGCGGCAACAGACTACCAGGCATCTATCAACGTATCAAGGATGGCAAGGGCTTTGGGCGCAAGACAACCAAGACCCTGCCCTTTGGTAGCTGGCAGGCGGGCCGCAAACGTGGGCGCTTTGGCAGCACAGCAAACTTCGCAGTGGCAGACGCACGGGCCATCGTTGGTAGAGGTCTCAAGGCCATCATGCTCAAAGGTCGCGATGTCAATTACAAGGCCAGGTTGCCATTCTACGCCATTGGGCAAAAGGTAGTTGATCAAGAGTTCCCAACCCTGTTCTCTGCAGAGTTCGCCAAGATCATGGGCCACCCTTAATCCCCCTCACCCCCTTCAATGAGAACCACACCCAAAAGAATGATGAACCCCTTCAGCGCCACAGACGGCGGTCTCCGCGCCACAGTGCGACCACCACGGCGCGGAAAGGTACTCCTGGGAACTGCCCTTATGCGGGGCTTTCGAGCTCCGGGGGTTTTGTCCGGTGATTTTTTTTGGATGTGTGGAAAAATGTAATTTTGTTGATTTTCGGTTAATTACAAAAAACGTCAATTTTTTGACACAAGGAGCACCGTGATTGTTGATTCTGAATTTGTCCTGAGTTGCCTGGTTGCTAATGAGCTGGGGGATGGCATGCTTTACGCCGCCCTGCACCGTAACCAGTTCATTTTCGCCAAGAACTCTCAGCAGTGGTATGCCTGGGATAGACACTCCTGGATACGCGACGACATGGATCGCGCCGTATCGGCGGTGGAGAATGTCGCTAACTGCTACGCCATGGAGATCAAGAACCTGGGTGAAGAGATGGCCACCGCAATGTCCGAACCCACCCCTGAGGAACAAAAAAGCGACCCTCTCAAGCGGAAAATCGGCGAAATATGCCGCCGCATCAGGAGACTGCGCACCGACCAGGGCCGCAAGAACTGCCTGAAGTTCGCCCACACCAACCCCAGCAACCCGCTGTCGATAAACGGGGTAGAGTTCGATCAGAAACCATGGCTCCTGGCCTGCGCCAACGGCGTTATCAACCTGAAGACCGGCGTCCTTGAAACCGGCAGGCAAGAGGATTTCCTGTGCAAGAGATCGCCGATTGACTTCCTCGACATCAATACCCCGGCCCCGACCTGGAAACGGGTATTTGAAGAGATCAACGATGGCAATCAGGAGATCATCAGCTACCTGCACCGCCTCTATGGCTACGGTATCACCGGCCTGCACAGCGAACACGTCTTTCCGGTGCTGCAAGGACGTGGAAGAAACGGCAAATCCATCGTGGTCGAGTGTTTGAGCCATGTCCTGGGCGAACACGCCGGGCCGGTGGCGGCCGAGATGTTGCTTGAGTCGCCACGCGGGGCCTCGGCCAGCCAATCAACGCCGGAAATCATGGATCTGAAGGGCATGCGCCTGGTCTTTGCCAGCGAGACCGACGATGGCCGGCGCTTTTCAGCCTCCCGCGTCAAGTGGCTCACCGGTGGCGATACCCTGAAATCACGGGGGCTCTACGACCGACACATCACCGAGTTCGAACCCACTCACCTCCTGCTCCTGCTCACCAACCACAAGCCGGTGGCGCCGGATACCGATTTCGCCTTTTGGGAGCGCTGTTTTTTGGTGCCGCACAACCTTTCCTTTGTTGATCGCCCACCAACAGGACCCCACGAACGGGCCGCTGACAAGACCATTCCTGACAAACTGCGCGGGGAGTCGTCCGGCATCCTCTCCTGGCTGGTGCGCGGCTGCCTTGAGTGGCAGGAACTCAAAGGGCTGCACCCGCCTGACTCGATCATCGAGGCTACCAACGAGTATCAGGACGATGAGAACTACATGACCGCCTTCATCTCATGTTGCTGCATCGATGATGATCTGGCCCGTACCTCTGCCGCCGATCTCTATAAGGCCTTTGTCCTCTGGTACCAGGCCAACGTCAACGCTAAAAAAGCCTACACCCCGGCCCAGAAGGGCTTCACCTCAAAGGTCAAGGCGTTGGAACGCTATAACTTTCTGAAATCGAACGGGCTCAATTTCTTTAGAGGAGTGCGCTTAAACGACGACTATGCCCTCCAGATCCTGGACGCAGGAGAGGACTGACCAGGGTTCTCAAGTGCTTAAGTTCTTAGTTTTCACCAAACCTCTCTAAGCACACACCTACGCATACGCTATTTATTACAATTCTTATCACTTAAGCACTTAACATAAAAAAAAGAATAAAAGAAAAGATAAAAACTATGCTTAACGTACTGGAAATGCTTCATAATAAGGGAATTTCTACCCGCAGGGCTGGTCAAAGCCACGGCGGCGAGCACCACTCGTCCTGCCCTGGTTGCGGCGATGGCGGCCCCAGAAAGCCTGCTCAGGGCCTCTCTGATCGTTTCCAGACCTGGCCTGACCGTAAACCAGGCGGTCAGTATTGCTGCCGCCAGTGTGGCCTGCACGGCGATAATATCCAGTTCCTGCGCGACTTCGACGGCATGGGCTACAAGGAGGCCTGCGCCGACCTTGGCATCGAAGTCAAGAACCACAACCAACCCAGCCGCCGTCTACCCCTCACCCCCAAGGCCATGCCTGTCAGTAACCCTATCCCCACCCATAGCCCTGTGGCTCACGATCTGCCTGCAGACGCCTGGCGTACCAAGGCCGGTGAGCTGGTCGATGCCTGCCACCTGGCGCTGCTTGACAATGCCCCGGCCCTCTCCTGGCTCGCTGCCCGTGGTCTGGGACTGGAGGCCGTCAACCGCTACCGCTTAGGCTACAACCTGGCAACCCTCTACAAGTCACGGCCAGCCTGGGGCCTGCCGGAAGAGAAGGAGGAAGGCCAGCGGCCAAAACCCCTGTGGATACCTGCCGGGCTGATCCTGCCCCTGTTCGATGCCGAAAGCGGTGAGGTCATCCAGATCCGCATCCGCCGCACCAGGCAGGAGATGTCCACCATGTTGCCGAACCTGAAATATTACGTCCTGCCCGGCTCCAGCACCGCCACCTTCGTGGTCAATCCAGCCGCCCGTGCCCAGGTGGTGGTAGAATCCGGACTTGATGCCATGCTAGTGGGCAGCCTGCAGCCGAAACTGCTTGGCGCCTGCTGCACCTGGAACGCCACCGCCAAGCCGGATCAGGCCGCCACCAAAATCATCAATCAGGCCGCCACCGTGCTTATCGCCCTCGATGCGGATGCGGCTGGAGATCGTGGCGCCGACTGGTGGCTCCAGGCCTTCAGCCACTCCCGCCGCCTACGCCCCACCGCCAAAGACCCCGGCGACATGATCAAAGCCGGTATTGACCTGGCCGCCTGGCTGTGGGACGCCCTGCCGCCCGCTATCACCCTGTTTCATCCGCTTACAGGTGTAAAAAACCAGCCTGTAGCTGTCGACCAGGCAAGGGAGGGAGTTCCTAATCCTCATGGCCTGTCAAATTCGGGGGTCGGGGGGGTGGATCTTACGCCTACGGCACAAGGGGAAAAACCGGCCCCTGATTCGCTAGGCCCGGTGCCCCGATTAGCCCTGCTCATGCAGCAGTACCGGGTATTGATCGCCAAGAAGGTGGACGATAACGGTTCTTTCCTGAAGATCAAGGGTTTGAATCACTGCCCCGGCCCGATTGCCGATGAGCTCAGCGACCTCATCTGGTTTCAGCCGACGGTAGGCAAGCTGCTCGATACGCTACCAGTTGGCCTGCTCAGCGCCCGGGAGGTCATGCGTGGCTGTTGAGCTTGAATTTACCGATACCGCCGTCGTCTCCAACGTATTGCGCTACGTCCACGACTGCGGGCTCAAGATCAGCCGCGCCGGTCTGGATCTGCATATCAAACACGGCCTCCTGCGCCGCGACAAAAACGGCCAATTCAGCGCCAAGGCGGTCAAGCGTTACGCCCATGAACGACTAGACCTGATTACCACTGGCATGACCGCTGCTGAGGGTGAAGACAACCTCATGCGGGATAAGTTGATCGAAGACATCAAGCTCAAGCGCGTCCAGCGCCAGCGTGAAGAGCTTCGCCTGGAAGCAGAGCAGGGCCGCTTCCTGCCCCGCGCCGAAGTCGAACTGGAGCTGGCAGGCCGGGCGGCGGTGCTGGCGGCGGGCTATGAGCACATGGTCTACTCGCGGGCCGCCGAGTTTATGGCCGCCACTTCGGTCGAGCAGCTGATTGCCGCCATGCTGGTCGCCAAGGATGAATGGCTGCACCAATACGCCTCAAGCCAGGGATTTGAGGTGGTCTTTACAGAGGAGGGAAACCCATGAAAAAAAATATGCAAGATAACCCCTACGCTTACTGCCACGACCCTAAAAAACCAAGTGGCGACATAACCATCATGTTCACCAGAAAGAGGGCGAACGGCAGCAATAAAGACAGCTCGGCCGTTATCCCCAAGCGGTTGATTCCGAAAATTATAGCAATCCTACATCGTGTTGATCGTGGAGAGTTGTGATGAGAATGGTCTTACCCTTGTCTTTTTTCTTAGGCGGGTGGTGTCGCAAGTGAAACATCACGATCTTTGCCGCCTGGTCATTGGTAAGCTCGGTGTAAGCGACAACCCTGTAAAAAACACCGCTGATGTTGAAGGTCGTCGGGTGGGTAATGTTTGGAAGTTCCATGGTTTTTCCTCCTGGTGTGAAATGGTTGATGGTTTGGACGCCAGCGGCCAGAGTAGCACAGGGGGGATTTTTGAGAAACGGAGAAAGTTATGCATGAAAAATTTATGTTGACAAAGAAGAGCATAGCTGGCTATTCTTTCCCTGCACCGTCAATAGGCGGTGTCGGGTTTGAGATCCCGAATCAAAGGCGGACGCGTACCGCCACATTTCCGATGTTTGGCGGTTTTTTTGCGTCCATTGCATGGCTTGCTCCCTTTGGGCAGGCTATGTGGGGGGCGAAAGCCCGCCGGGTGCCTTTGACCGGTATCTCAACCCGCATAGCCCTGCCCATTTTGCGTTTGAGATCGCATGGGTGGGAAATATTTCCCCTCTTCAAAGGAGCACGACCATGAACAACCCCACCAGTACCCTCACGCCTACCGTATTTCACTTCCAGGACCAGCCTATCCGCGAGATCAGCGATACCAAAGGAGAACCATGGTTCTGCGCTAAGGATGTCTGCGATATCCTTGGCCTGGATAATGTGTCAATGGCCATGGCAAAAATCCCAGAGATACACAAGGGGGTCAATCGGATTGATACCCCCTCTGGAATCCAGCAGATGCATACTGTGGATGAACCTGGCCTCTACCGTCTCGTCCTTCGTTGCAACAAACCGCAGGCCGAACCCTTCATGGAGTTCGTCACCGCCGAAGTCCTGCCCGCCATCCGCCAGCATGGCGGCTACACCCAGGCCCAAGCCAACCTTGCCGGTCTGGCTGGTCAGTTCCACCAGGCCTCCTTGGCGCTGGCCGCCCCTGGCCTCTCCGACCGGCGGCGCTGGGAAATGGCAAGCGGGATCTGCACCGCCCTCTTTGGCGAGGAGTCCGCCTACCTGCTCGGTGAAAAGGAGATCAAGCTCTACACCTCCCAGCTCAACTACCGGAAGACCCATGGCCACTTTGACTCCGACACCTTGGCCATCATCAACATCACCCCCCAGGGTCTCAAGCTCTCCATGCACGCCAAAATGTACTACCTGGCGGAGTGCTGCACGGTCAAGGCCGGACTCGCCGCCTCGGAGCGTGGTCTCTACCAGGCCTTTGACCAATGGTGGCAACACAGCTTTGCCGTCGCCGCCCCGCCGCTGGAGATGTTCCGCGCCATGCTCAGCGATTCCCACCGCCGTTTCACCTTAGCCGACGAAACCTGGTACCTCGGACTGGAGCCGAAAGAGTCCACCCCCTGGCAACGGGCCGCCCTCGCCACCGGCAAGGAGGTGGCAGCATGAGCGCCTCAATCATCAACTTCCCAACCCGCCGCCCAAAAACCAGCCCAGCGGCCTTGCCGCAGGAAACCACGCAAACCGACCAGTTCAAGGCCGATATGGTCTGGATACTCTCCGAAGTGTGTGACATCCTGGCTAAGGTTGAAACCCGCCCCGGCTACCACCGGTCCCGGCAAGATGAAGCCCTGCGCTACCTGAATCACTTTGTCGGCATCTTCGATAAGCGCCGGGAGGTAACATGCCATGTCTAAGGCCATAACCGTCAACGGCAGCCGGATAGAGTCGCTGGCCGACTTTTATGAATTTGTGCGAAGGAATTTCAGGAAGTAACGCACCTGCCCCCGGCCTTCGGGCTTGGGGGCACATAACGTCGTTTTTAAGGGGCGCGGCCACTGAACGACCAGAAACCAGGGAAAGCGGCTCACCGCGTCCCTCTTCAAAAACCTTGTTAGCTGCGGAGGGTATTAGCAGCATGAAATCAAAAGTTTGCAGAAAGCACAAAGATAAACCTGCCGTGATTTATGGGGAGTGCGTAGGTTGCGAAATTGAACAACTGCACAGCGAAATAAAAGCCCTGAAAGCCGACAAACTCAGACTTGATTGGCTGGCAGATACAAATAATCAAATCGGAGAAGTGCTATTGCCGAAAGAGTGCGTTTTGAGCCACGTTGAAAGCATGAGAGATGCTATTGACGCGGCTATGGCAATAAGCAGCTAACGACTAAGCTCACCTGAAACATGGGAAACGAAACTATGATTGAAATGACGGAAACACCCACGGCGGATAGTGCCGAAATCGCCCGCCCCATGTTTTCAGGTGTAGCGCCTGGTTGGGCCAGCGATGACGGGAACGTCCAGCTATGGAATGCGGATTGTCTTGATGTCCTGCCCTTGCTATCTGGCATTGATGCCGTGATTACCGACCCGCCCTATGGAATTTACAAGCACGGCGGCAAATGGGGGAAGAAGGCCGAACTTTATTGGGACACTCAAACCCCAGACATTAGCGGACTCTTGACGATGGCCCCCTATGTTGTGATTTGGGGTGGCAATTACTTTCCCTTACCACCGTCACGTGGGTGGCTGTCTTGGTTTAAGCCTGATTCTGTGCCAAGTGCTGCAAGCATGGAGCTTGCCTGGACGAACCAAGACATGAATTCTAGGCAGATTTCCCAAAGCATTGCAGCGACGAATGCCGAGCGTGTTGGACACCCGACACAAAAGCCGATTCGCGTCATGGTCTGGACGATGGTAACGGCAAGAGTGCCGCAAGGCGCAACCGTCCTTGACCCATTCATGGGCAGCGGGACTACTGGTGTCGCCTGCATCCGTTCTGGCCGCAAGTTCATTGGCATTGAACGTGATGCCAAATACTTCGAGATTGCCAAAGAGCGAATACGAAAGGAATTACAAGTAGGCCGGTTATTCTAGCGGCCCAACGATTTAGCTCGCCTGAAAACATGGGAAACGAAACTATGATTGAAATGACGGAAACACCCACGGCGGCAAGTGCCGACATCGCCCGCCCCATGTTTTCAGGTGAAGCGCCTTGTTGGGCCAGCGATGACGGGAACGTCCAGCTATGGAATGCGGATTGTCTTGATGTCCTGCCCTTGTTGTCTGGCGTTGACGTTGTTGTGACTGACCCACCGTACATGGTGCAAGCCGGGAAAGGTGGTGGCGCTTTCGGGAACTGGGATAGCCTTGTGAACACTGGGGGTTTTACCGACGCTGGCGTTGACCATTCTTTCGTGACTGCCTTTGAAAACTGGGTGGTGTTTTGCTCCATTAAGCAACTGCATGGCCTGATTGAAATAGCCGAGCAATACCCACGGTGGAACCTGATAACCTGGGCGAAACCAAACCCGGTGCCGACGTGCTGCAATAAGTATTTGCCGGATGTTGAGTACATTGTTCATGGCTTTGGCAAAGGCAAGCTGTTCGGAGACTACAAAGACAAACAGAGTTTTTTCCACCAACAGACCGGAAAGAAGGTAAGCGACCACCCGAATGAAAAGCCGGTGCCACTGATGATGAAAATGGTTGCCCTGGCTGCGTGGGAAGGTGCAACCGTCCTTGACCCATTCATGGGCAGTGGCACAACGGGGGTTGCTTGCATCCGTTCCGGGCGCAAGTTCATCGGCATTGAGCGTGATGCCAAATATTTCGAGATTGCCAAAGAACGAATACGAAAGGAATTACAAGTAGGGCGGTTATTCTAGCGGCCCAACGTTTGAAGTAAGCCGCTGGCCGGGATAGCCGCCCCTGACAGCGATGCTCCAACCCAGTCGGCTTGAGTGATCTTGTTATGCCGTACAGTACGAAGAAAAAACGAGGTTGCCCCACATGCGATGGTGTTGATGCGAAAAGTTGCATGAGGTGTAACGGAAAAACCAGGATGAGCGACTGGCATTACACAAAATCAGGATGGGCGCACATCTCACAACTGGATGCTAAAGATGCCATGGAGTTATTCGGAGATACGATTTCCTCTCTAAAAAAGGAATGCCCAGATGTTTTTCAGTTTTTGGTGGATAAAGGGCTGATCGTGGCCAGTGCGGCATAACAGATATTATCCCGCCACTAGGCGGATATACACAACAGGAGGGGAGACATGGACATTCAGCAAGCACTTGAGATGACACGAAATACCATCCGCTTTAAGCACTACTCCTTGAAGACTGAAAAGTCTTACCTTGGGTGGGTCAAGCGCTATTGTTTATACTGCCGGAGTCATGCCGAAGGAACCTCAGAGGACAAGATTAAAGGCTTTCTGGGTGGAATGGTAACTGAACGCAACATATCGGCATCCACTCAGTGCCAGGCCCTGAATGCGATTGTCTTTTTTTATGCACAAGTTCTGAAGCAGGAGATGGGGGATTTTCCCGATTTCTCACGAGCTAAAAAGCCGCGTCGCTTGCCGGTGGTGCTTTCTGTGACAGAGGTCAAGAATTTGCTTGGTCACCTATCGGGTCAAAATTGGTTAATGGTCTCCTTGCTCTATGGCGCCGGTCTCAGGCTCAGCGAATGTCTCCGTCTACGGGTAAAGGACGTCGATCTTGGCCGGGGAATCATTACGGTACGGGCTGGCAAGGGCGACAAAGACCGCACGGTTATGCTGCCAGCGTCTCTTGCCGATGCCCTCCGAGGGCAGCTAGATGAAGTCGAGCGCATCCATCGGCAAGAAAAGGCGCGGGGGATCTCTGATGTCGAGCTACCCAACGCCCTCGCCAAAAAATACCCGACTGCCGCCTCTGACTTGGCTTGGCAATGGATGTTTCCAGCCCGAAAACGTTCGGTTTGCCCGCGTACCGGTGCCGTGCGCCGCCACCACATCCACGATAGCGCCGTGCAGAAGGCCGTGAAGGCAGCGGCCAGAATGGCCAAGATTGCCAAACAGGTCGGTCCGCACACCCTACGCCACTCCTTTGCCACTCACCTGCTTGAGGCTGGCGAGACCATCCGAACGGTGCAGGAGTTGCTGGGCCATAAGGATGTCACCACCACCATGATTTACACCCATGTTGCCCAGCAACACTTGGCGGTATCTCCCCTCGATCGATTAGCCGTCAACCAATGACCACCCCGCAACCAATCACCATCACCACCAAGCCCACCTGGGCGCCACTATCCTGGCCGCTCGGCGCTCGGGTGCACTTTCACTTCTCAGCTGCTGAGCGCCGAGTCCTGCGCCGCCGTCGGCCGATACCGGTCTCAGAGTGGTGCGAGCGTCATCGGGTGGTGACCATGTCGTCGTTGCCTGGCATGTGGCGCAACGAGGTCACACCCTACCTGGCCGGCATCATGGACGCCTCGTTTTTCGAGTCGGTGCAGGAAATCACCCTCTGCAAGGCCCCGCAGACCGGCGGCTCGGAGGCGGTCAACAACTGCATCGGCTACGCCTCAGACCGCGCCCCCGGCCCTGCCCTCTATGTCTACCCGGACGAACTCACCGCCCGTGAAAACTGTCAAGACCGCATCACCCCAATGTTTTCGTCGTCACCCCGCCTTCGCGAAGGCATGACCGGCCGTGACGATGATGCCGGGGCGCTGAAGATCAAACTGGCCTCGATGCCGATCTACATGGCCTGGTCACGCTCGGTGTCGCGGCTGGCCAACAAGCCGATCCGCTACCTGGTCTTTGACGAAACCGACAAATACCAATCCGCCAACCTGGCCGAGACCGACCCCATCAAACTGGGAGAGGCCCGCACCACCACCTTCCGCTGGACCCGCAAGATCTGGAAAATCTCCTCTCCCACGGTCGAGGCCGGGTATATCTGGCAGGCGCTGATCAGCGCCCAGGTCATCTTCGAGTTCGTCGCCAAGTGCCCGACCTGCGGTGGTACACAGGTTATGTTTTTTGACGGTATCCGCTGGCCGGAAGAGATCCGCGACCCCGACCTCATCGAGACCAGGGAGCTTGCCACCTACCAGTGTGCCCATTGCCCGGCCAGCTGGAGCGACTACCAACGCGACCTGGCCATCCGAGCCGGCCACTGGCAGGCGAAAAACGATCCAGAAGAGCGAACCATGGCCGACTATCTCGCCGGCGAGCGCCCGCGCCGCATCGGCTTCCACCTGCCAAGCTGGCTCTCGACCTTCGTCTCCCTCTCCAAGGTCGCCGGTGCCTTCCTGCGCTGCAAGACCGCCGATGGCAAGAACATTGACCTCAACGCCTTGAAGAACTTCATGAACACCCACAAGGCCGAACCCTGGGTCAACGACCGTCAGGATCGTCAAGAGGATCAGATCCTGCGCCTGGTCGATCCCTCCATGCCGCGTGGCATCGTGCCCCGCGATCCGTCCGCCCTCATCCTGGTGGTAGATACCCAAGCCGTCGGCTTCCACTACCAGGTGGTGGCCTTCAGCTGGGGCCGTGATTTGGAGTCCTGGCGCATTGATCACGGTTTTGTCGAGGACTTTGCCCATCTGGTTGACATCGCCGGTAGCGACTACGCCGATGCAGACGGCATCAAGTACCGCTGTCAGGCCGCCTTCATCGACTCTGGTGGTGGCACCAACCCTCATCAACCAAAACACTCACGCACGGCGGAGGTCTATGAGTTCTGTCGCCGTCATCCGCTGTTCAAACCCCTGAAGGGCCGCCAGACTCAAACTCAGCCCTGGAACGCCACTCGCCTTGACCACTACCCGTCCCGCAGCGGTGCCAAGATCCCGATCCCCGGCGGCCTCACCCTCTACACCCTGAACGTCACCCTCTACAAAGACGCCGTGGCGAGCAAGCTCATGATCGAACCGCACGACCCCGGGGCCTGGCATCTCCATGCCGAGGTCAGCGACGACTTTGCCCGCCAGATGTGCGCCGAGTTTCAGGATGAGCGCGGCTTCTGGCAGTGCCCACGCTCCAAGCCTAACCACCACTGGGATATCGCTACCTATACTATGGCGGCGGCAGATATTTTGGGTCTCAAGAATCGCAGAAAAGAAAGGCAGGCCCCCCAACGACGAATCATCAGCAAAGGAGTTACACAGCATGGTTGAGATCAGCAAGCAGTACATCACCAGAAATGATGTCGATACCTTCAAGCGAGAGATCATGGAGTCCACAGTACTGGTGCGGCTAGAGGTGGCGGCCACCATCATGGACTGTTCGCCGAGAAAGGTAGAGCGCCTGATTAAGGATGGCCGTCTGCGCTGTTATAACGAGTCGATGAACCGAGGATTGCGGGTGATGGCCTCCGAGCTGAAGCAATACGTCAAGTCAATCCAGATTGATCACCAGGAATGGTTCAAATAATGTAAAAGTTACGACAAAGGCCGACAAAGGCCGACAAAGGCCCCTCCTCTTTTCTGTTCCAGCCATGCTATTTTATTCCCATGGCTGGAATAACCCTCTTACAAGCAGAAACCCAACTCGCCCTCTACCTGGCTGCCGAGACTAACATCTTGGCTGGCCAGCGCGTGAGCATGAATGGCCGCGATCTTACCCTCGCCAACCTCAAAGAGGTGCAAGAGGGTATCAGTATCTGGAATAAACGAGCCCAAGCCCTTGGCCGCACCGCCTCTGGCCTCAGAGTCAGGGAGGTCATACCGCGATGAGCCTGTCCAGAGAGATTACCATCGGTCGTCGTACTGTTTCGGTACCGGTCACCATCGTTGATCAGGTAGTCAACTGGCTGAACCCGGTCAAAGGCCAAGCCCGCTACCAGGCCCGTGCCCGCATGGCCATCTCCGGAGGCTACACCTCAGCCGACCGCACCCGCCGTGCCAATCAGTCCGGCAGCCTGCGAGAGATGGACGCCGACAGCGCCATCCTGCCCGATCTCCGCACCCTGCGTGAAGAATCCCAGCACGCCGTCAGAAACTCCCCGATTGCCACCGGCGCCATTAAAACTAACCTCACCAAGGTGGTCGGTACCGGCCTCAAGGTCAAGAGCCAGATCGACCGCGACCTGGTCAACCTCACCGAAGAACAAGCCGACGCCTGGGAACGCACCGCCGAACGTGAATTTCTACTAGCTACCGAGACCAGGGAAATCGACCTCGAACGCCAGCTTACCTTTTCGCTGCTCCAGAATCTGGTTTTCCGCAAAGTCCTGGAAGATGGCGATTGCCTGGTCAATATGCCGCGCAAAAAACGCGCTGGCTCTCCGTACTCTCTCAAGCTCCAAGTCATCGACGCCGCCCGCCTCTCAAACCGAAATGGCGTTATGGACTCCGCCCGCCAAGTGGCAGGTGTTGTCAAAGACGAAGACGGGGCCCCACTGACCTATCAGGTCTCAAACCGTCACCCTGGCAATTTCCGTGGCGTCTCAGGCAACCAGCAGAAGATGACCTGGCTCGACATCCCGGCCTTCTCTAAGTCCAGCGGGGCCCCACTCTGCCTGCACCTCTTCGACAAGACCGGCTGCAGCCAAACCAGGGGCGTGCCGTACTTGGCCCCGGTACTTGAGATCATCAAGCAGCTGGGCCGCTATACCGACGCCGAGATCATGGCCGCTGTTGTCTCTGGCATGTTCACCGTTTTTGTTACCAACGAGACCGGCAACCCGATGATCGGCGATAACCCCTCCGAGGCCACCACCCCCACCGACACCAGCGGCATGGAGATGGGACACGGATCAGTGGTCGGGCTGATGCCTGGAGAGAAGATAGAGTTTGCCAACCCTGGTCGGCCGAATACCGCCTTCGACCCCTTTGTCCAGGCCATCCTGCGCCAGATCGGCGTCGCTCTCGAACTACCCTACGAACTCCTGGTCAAGCACTTCACCGCCTCCTACTCAGCGGCCCGCGCCTCCCTCGAAGAGGCCTGGGACTATTTCAACCGGCGCCGTCACTGGCTGGTGACCATGCTTTGTCAGCCGGTCTACGAGACAGTCATCACCGAGGCCATCGCCTCTGGTCGGCTGGCTGCCCCTGGATTCTTTTCAGACCCACTCATCCGCCGGGCCTGGCTCTCGACCTCCTGGACTGGTGACGCCCCCTCTCAGCTCGACCCAATGAAAGAGATCAACGCCGCCGAGGCGCGGGTCAACCTACGGATCAGTACCAGGGCTGAAGAGTGCGCTCGCCTCACCGGCGGCGATTGGGAATCGAAGTTGCCGCAGATGATCAAAGAAAACCGAATGATGAAGGAAAACGACCTGCTACCAGAACCCGTTGCCGGGGTTAATCAAGCAAATGGACGTCCCCTGAGCGGAGCCGAAGGGCACGTCCCGGACCAGGATGAGACCACCGAGACCACCGACCAGAAAGACACAGGAGACGCCAATGCGACTGATTGATATCGTCAATGGTCCCTGGGCCACCACCCCGGCTATGCTCACCGAGATCCAGTCGATCTACACCCGGCACTGCCGTGGTGAAAAGATCGATCTCTCCGCCCTGGAGGCCAGGATCGGCGCACCGCTGGCCAATGAACCCAAAGGCTACACGATTGAAGATGGCGTGGCCGTTCTTCCCATCGATGGCGTCATCGCCAAAAAGATGAATCTCTTCTCCAGGATCTCCGGCGGCACCTCAAGCGATCTGATTGGTCGTGACCTGCAAGCAGCCTTTGCCGACCGCGCCGTCGAAGCCATCGTCCTTGCCGTCGACTCACCCGGAGGCACCGTTGACGGCACCCCGGAACTGGCCGCCCAGATCTATGCCGCCCGTGGTGTCAAGCCTATCCTCGCCCACACCGATGGCATGATGGCCTCTGCTGCCTACTGGATTGGTGCGGCTGCCGACCAGGTGTTCATTTCAAGCGATGTCACCATGGTGGGCAGTATCGGCGTGGTTTCGGCCCACACCGATGTCTCCAAGGCCGAAGATAAGCAAGGCATCAAGACCACCGAGATCTACGCCGGCAAGTATAAGCGGATAGCCAGCCAATATGGCCCCCTCACCGAAGAAGGCCGGGCCGACATCCAGGACATGGTCGATCACGTCTACGGAGTCTTTGTCGAGGATGTCGCCCGCTTCCGGGAGACGTCAGTCGAAGACGTCTTGGCCCGCATGGCCGATGGCCGTTTGTTCCATGGTAAAAAAGCAATTGACGCTGGATTGGTGGACGGTGTCTCCACCCTGGCGGCAGTGATAGACAAAGCGCGGGCCTTGGCCCGTAGCAAGACCAAGACCAGCCGGGCCGGTGTTGCCCAGGCACTCATTGACCCCATGTTCCCTGAGCGGAGTCGAAGGGCTCAGGGCCAACCAGAAACTACTCAATCAACGACAGGAGTAAAAATTATGAATTTGCAAGAATTGAAAGCTGAGCACCCGGAGCTGGTGCAGGCCATTACCAAGGAGGCCCAGTCCGGTATGGCCGAGGCTGTGAATGCCGCTAAGATCGATGGCGCTGCCGCCGAGACCGCCCGTGTCGCTGCCGTCCGTGCTCAAAGCATCCCAGGCCACGAGAAGTTGGTCGAGGCCATGATCGCCGATGGCAATACCACCGGAGCCGAGGCCGCCATGGCGATTGTCGCCGCTGAAAACAATCTCCGCTCTGCTGCCCTCAAGGCCATAGAGTCTGAGGCCCCGCCTGCTGCCCCTGCCGCAGAAGCCACAGATGATGCCAAGGGCCTGACCCGTTCCGCCTTTGCTGCCCTGTCAGCACTAGACCGGGCCGCCTTTATCAAATCAGGTGGTATCGTCCGCGATTAAGTAGGAGAGACCGGTGTTCCCTGAGCGGCTTGTCCTGAGCGGAGTCGAAGGGAGTCGAAGGGCCGGTCGCCCCTGCCACATACAAAAACACCCATAAAAAAATATAAGGAGTAATCCCCATGGCTAATACCCTGACCAACCTCATCCCCACCCTCTACCAGGCAGTCGATATCGTCAGCCGCGAACTGTGCGGCATGATCCCAGCCGTCACCATCAACGCCGATGCTGAACAGGCCGCCAAAGACCAGACCATCACCTACCCGATTGCACCGGCCTCCGCTGCCGCTGATATCACCCCAGGCACCACCGCCCCGGATACCGGCGACCAGACCTTCGGCAATGACTCGATCACTATCTCCAAGGCCCGTGCGGTGCCAGTACGTTGGACTGGTGAGGAGATTGTCTCCATGGGCACGGCCCATCAAGTCATGTTGCGCGACCAGATTGCTCAAGCCATGCGCACCCTGACCAACGAGGTCGAAGCGGACTTGGCTGCCCTCTATAATAAGACCTCTCGGGCCTATGGCTCTGCCGCCACCACCCCCTTCGGCACGGCAGGCGATTTCACCGATGCCGCCTTGGTGCGTCAGATCCTGGTGGATAATGGTGCTCCTGGTTCTGATTTGCAGTTGGTCTTAAATACCTCAGCCGGTGCCAACCTGCGCGGCAAACAAAGCCAGGCGCAGATGGTCGGCGGCGATAGCTTGCTAAAACAGGGCGTCCTCTTCGATATCCACGGCATGCAGATCCGGGAGTCCGCTCAGATCAAGGCCCACACCAAGGGCACAGGTGCTTCCGGAACTATCAGCAATGCCGGTCATGTCCTGGGCTCGACTACCCTCAACCTCACCGCTGTCGGCACCGGTACCATCGTTGCCGGTGATGTCCTAGTCTTTAACGGAGATACCAACAAGTACGTCGTTACCACTGGAGATGCCGATATCTCCAACGGCGGCACTGTCGTGCTCGGCAAACCAGGCATCCTGATTGCCATGAGTGCCGCCACCAAGGCCATCACCTGGACGGCGAACTATGCCGCCAACATGGCATTCTCCAGATCCGCCATCCATCTTGTCGCCCGCACCCCTGCCATGCCTCCTGGTGGAGATATGGCAGACGATGTCGTGCTGATCACCGATCCGGTCTCCGGCTTGACCTTCCAGGTTGCTCTCTACCGTGAGTACCGCCGCATCAAGTATGAAATCGGACTAGCCTGGGGCGTCAAGGCCGTCAAGCCAGAGCACATGGCACTCCTCCTCGGCTAATGTTCACCCCGGCCAACATAGCCACAATGCTGAAGCCTCCCCTTGGCCGGTCTGTTGAGATTAATGGCCAGACCACTTATGCCGTTATCGATACCAAGCAATTGGTCGCCGATGGCATGGGTGGTCTGATCGTCGCCGACCCCAGCGCCAGCATTGCCACCACTGATGTCGCCGCCCTATTTATCGAAGGTGGCGAGAATGGCAGTCAGTTGTTAGATGGCGAGACATTTTACCGGGTGTTGTCGGTAATGGACGAAGGCACCGGATTTTCGATTTTGCGTCTTGAGGAAGAGAGATGAGCAGCGTCCGCCAACAAGTCACCGACGCCCTGGCCGCATCGCTCCGCCTGATCCGTACCACCAACGGCTACCAAACCGAGGCCGGGGCCAATGTCTTTGTCTGGCGCAAGTACGAACTAACCGCCAGCGAACTCCCCTGTCTCCTGGTCAGCGATACCGCCCTAAGCCGCGACATGGTGATCATCGGCACGGTGGACAACACCCTGACCGCCGAGATCGTCGCCGTAGCCGAGGGTTCGACCAGTGCCGCCCAGGCCCGTTTGATCGAGGCCGATCTGATTAAGTGCTTGGAAGACTTCGACCTGGCTGCTGTCATGCCGGATTGGGGAGCGCTACGGGTCGAGCAGTCAACCCTGGCCATGGAACAGCACGAACAGGTGGTTGCTGCCGTTAGCATCACCGTTAAATTGAATTACCGCACCGCACCAAACCAATCCTAGATCGCCCTCACCCCTGCCCTCTCCCAGAGGGAGAGGGGGCGCTTTGGGAGTTAACTTTATAGGAGAACCACCATGCCCCAAGCAAAAGGCTCAAAATCATACCTTGCCATCCAGGAGGAAGGGGCGGCCTACAATACCGACCCGGTTGTCACCCTGGCCACCACCAAAATCTACTTTGAAACGGAATCGCTCTCCAAATCCATGGCGATGAACGATTCAAACCTTATCCGGGGCAACCGCAACGCCGTGGCCCCCTCCCGTGGCAATATCGATGTCGGTGGTCCCTTCTCCACTGAGCTGATGGCCAGTATCGGCGCTTGCCTGTATGGCACCCTAGGCAGCGTTGCCACGACCTCAAACTCGGGTACCGGCGAGACAGTCGGCACGGCGCTCACCACCCCGGCTGGCGTCATCGATAGCGACAACCAACGCTTGACCGTCACCGCTGCCGCCCACGGCCTGGTGCTGGGCGATGTGGTGCAGATCTTAGGTCTCACCGCTCCGACCACCCTCAACAGTCTCTACTGCAAGGTCATCGCTGTCACGTCGGCTAGTATCTTTGTCCTGCGCTTGCCGGTCTGGGTCACAGGCACCGCCACCACCTTCACCCTTGGCACTGGTACCTTGAAGAAAGTCACCGCCGCTGCCACCACCTACCTGCATACCATCAAGATCGGTTCGGCCTTGCCCTCTTTCCTGGTCGAGAAAGGATTCACCGACATTGGCCAGTATTTCAAATACAACGGCGTCAAATTCGGCAAGCTCGGCATGGACGTTACCTCCAGCGGCCCGCAAAAACTTACCTTCGACCTGATGGGCGCCAAGGAAACAGTCTCGACTTCCCCCTTTGCCACCCCCACAGATTTGGGCATGGCTTCCTTTGACGGCCTCTCCCTGGCCACCATCGAAGAAGGTGGATCCACCATCGCCATTGTTTCGACGATCAGCGGCCTGGCCATCGACAACCAGCTCGACGGTGACACCTTCCTGCTCGGCGGCCAAGGTTCAAGAGGATCGATCAACGAAGGATTGATCAAGGTCTCCGGCACCCTCAAGGCCCTATTCCAGGATGTGGTGCTCTACAACAAAGCCCTGAACAAAACCGAATCCAGCCTGCGCATCGTCTTCAACCGAGGCACTGGCGCTGGCACCCTCGGCAACGAGTCCGTCGAGATCAAGATCCCAGAGCTCTTTTACTCAGTCAAAACCCCGGCGGCAGATAAGCCAGGAGGTCTGTGGGTAGAACTCGGCTTCCAGGGCTACTTCGACAACTCATCCGAAGCCACCACCATCCAGATTCTTTTAAAAAATACCCAATCAGCCATCTAACCGCCGACTTCGACTCTGTTCAGGGACAAAACATTCGTGCCCTGAGCGGAGCCGAAGGGCACGAATACGGAGCTTTCATGAAGACCTACACCATCAACAATACAAAATACACCCAATCGCCCTTGGTCATTGGCCAGGTCTCTCGCCTGCTCTCCGAACTGCAAGGAGTCACCTTCGCCTCATTAGCGGTCATGTCTCTGGTTGCGGCCTTTGGTGAAAAGTTGCCCCGTCTCCTGGCCTGTGTCTTGATCCCGGAAGGCCAGACCCCGGCTCAAGTCAAGATCGATGCGCTCAGCGAACAATTGTTTGATGCCCCAATTGATACGACTCTGGAGGTGTTGGCCGATTTTTTGGAGATGGCTGCTCTGGAATCAATTTCCGAGCGCATCCGCCAGATCGTCAGCAAAGTAACGGCCAAGATCGAGCAGAGTGGCCAGGATCCCTCTGCGCCCAACTTGCCGGAGGCGACCCCCTAAGAGGGCGTGAAATTCTCTGGGGCTGCACCATGGATGAGGTGTTGCCTTACCTCAAGGTCAGAGAGCGTGAAATGTTGTTCAGGGAAGGGGTAATGAACTTTATCGGAGTTGGTCAGGAAGAACGACTTGAGAAGCAGGATGAAGACGATTACCAGGCGGCAGTGCGGATGGCAGAAGCCAAACGCAAGGAAAACGAACCCCAAGCATAAGTAAGAGACCATGGGCCAAAACGACATCAAAGTTGCGATTACCGGCGATTCAACGCAGTTGGCGCAATCGGTAAAAAGGGCAGAGGGCACCATCCGGGAGTTCTCTGCGTCCGCGCAGAACTATGTTGCGATCCTCCAAGGTGCTGTCACTAGCCTGGTTGCCGCCTTTGGTGGCTTGCAGCTTGGTGCCTTTTTCAAAGATTCGGTCATGCTGGCCGCCAATATCGAGCAGGCCAATGTCGCTCTCGGCAGTATTGCAACCTCGCTTGGGGTCTCATCCGCTGAGGCGATCAAGTACCGGGACTCCCTACGGGACATCAACATCACCACCAGCGCGGCAACCAATGCCACTGCGCAGTTCTTGCGTGCTGGTCTTCCCCTGGATGGGCTCAATCAGTTGGGGCAGGCGGCGCAAGGCGCGGCGATCAGCTATAACATGCTGGGCAAGGAGACCATCAGCTCCTCTGAGGCACTGGAGAAGATGGTCCGGGCCATCGTCACCGGCAATGTCAAGGAACTGAAGACCCTTGGCTTCCAGACCATGCTCCTGGATCTATTGCGTGAGAATAAGCTTGCCACCGGCGAAGCGGCCACCGAGGTCGACTCCCACGCCCGGAGGATGCTCGTATTTAATGATGTCATCAAGCAATCCGGTTCGTTGATGAATCTCTATTCGGATTCAACCGGCTTGGCGACGAAAAATATTTCCTCATCGAAACGGCCCCTAGAAGAGCTCAGGGTTGCCTTTGGTAATCTCTTTTTGCCGGAACTCACCCAAGCATCAGCGGCATTCTATGCGACCCTCATCGATGGCCAGCAATGGGTCAAGGCCAATAAAGAAGAGATGGACGGCTGGAAAGACACCATCAGCAGCATCTCTGATTTCTTGGTGACCATGTCAAAACTTGAATTCACTTCGATCAAGGAGTTTGCGGGTCTCGAATTTAACGGGTGGAAAGGTCTCTTTGAGCTGGCAGGCATAGAAGGGGTAGCGGACATCCTGAATGGTCTGGATGTCACAATCCAAGCCATTGGCAATAGTATAGCGGCCCTGGCTGCCGCTGCCCCACACGTTGCCCAATTGATTCTGCATAATTTCAATCCGGAAATCTCCCAGCGAGAGGCCGACGCCATTAAGGCAATCTATGAACAGTCGGCGGCAGATCTGGACCAGCTCTTAACCCGCAAGAACCCATACAAAAAGACCCCAGAAGATAAGGCCCGCGAAGAAGAACAAGCGAGCATCTTGGCCGAGGAAAAGGGTTTCTACCAGGAGTTGGCGAGAATCAAAGGAGAAGCCAACAACCCAAAGAATGAAGATGATGGCGCAGGCGCCGCCAAGGCTGCCAAGGCCTCATCCGATGCCTGGAAAAAGGTCTACGGCGACCTTAAATTCGAAGCCGCTGGCTACTATGATGCCCAAATCAAACTGATCAACCAGCAGACCGAGGAGTACCGCAAGGCTGGGGTCTCTGCCGTTATCCTTGAGCAATGGAAAAAAGGCCAGATCAAGAAGCTCGATGAGGAAATGACAAAGTCGAGTGATGCTCTTTATAAGGAAGAACAAGACCGGATGCTCAAAGAGGTCGAGTGGGAGCAAAAACTTCGGAATGATGCCGCGAAAGAAGAAAAAGATGCCGCGAAAGACACCTACGAACAGCAGCAAAAATACCTAGATGAGTGGTTCAAAAAGGATGAAGCCAAGGCCAGCGAGATGTCAGAGATCTGGAAACAGGCCTATCGAAACATGGAAAATGCGGCCAGTGATTTTTTCCTTGATGCCATGCACGGTAATTTTTCCAACTTCCTGGATAGTTTTCAGTCCATGATTGATCAGATGGTGGCTAACTGGATGGCAGGTCAAGCGATGATGACCATGTTTGGCCCGAACTTCGGCAAATCAGACGGTACTGATAAAATTGGTGGATTGATTGGCATGGGGCTTAACTGGCTGGCTGGTGGAGGTAGTGCTAATGGCTCATACGGAGTTTTAGCTACTGC